GGTGCTTCAGTGGTAGGTGGCGTGATCACAGGTACTAGTGCTTCTGTAACTGGCACTGTAACTGGTGCTTCAGTAGTAGGTGGCGTGATCACAGGTACTAGTTTGAGTACTTCAGGTACAGTAACCGGTGGTAATTTGGCCACAGGTGGTACTGCAAGTGTTACCGGCAACATCACTGGTGGCAACGTCTTAACAGGCGGTCAAGTAAGTGCCACAGGTAATGTGACTGGTGCTTACTTGTTTGGTAATGCTAGCCAGCTAACTGGTATTAGCTCAAGCAAGATCTACAATGGTACAAGTGAAGCTAATATTGCTTCTAGCGGCGGTAACCTTGTAATCAAGGTGGGCGGTGACGCAGTAGCTACATTCTCATACGGTGGCACTGCTCTTACTATCCCAGCTTCTGCTGGTAATATCAACATGAACAGTCAGTACATTAATAATGTCACTAACCCAGTTCAAAATCAAGACGTTGCCACAAAATCCTATGTTGATCAACAAATATCAACTGGTATTGCTTATCACTCACCAGTTGCTGTGGCCACAACTACAACATTGGCAGCGGCTACAGGTGGTACTGTTAGCTATGACAATGGAGCATCTGGTGTTGGTGCAAAATTAACCACAACCGGTACATTCTTGAACATTGATAGTGCAAACGTACAAACTGTTGGCACACGTATTCTTGTCAAGAACGAAGCTAACGCTGCCTGGAACGGTGTTTACACCTATGCCAATACTACAGCAATTGTTCGTTCTACCGACACTGATGAATACGGTCCAGATAGTACTATTGCGTTGAGCATTAACGACTACTTTTTTACCACAGGCGGTGTTGTCAACGAAGGTACTGCTTTTGTTGTCAGTGCACCAACTGGAACAATTACTTTTGGTACCAGCAACATCACATTCAGCACATTCAGCACATCACAAGTGTATGATGCCGGCACTGGATTAACATTGAATGGAACTCAGTTTAGTATTAGTAACACTGCTGTCACTGCCACCAGCTATGGTAACTCTACAGCAATTCCAAGTTTCACAGTTAATCAACAAGGTCAACTAACTGCCGCTAGTACAAACGCAGTTGTTGCCCCAGCTGGCACATTAACTGGTGCAACATTGGCTAGTGGCGTAACTGCAAGTAGCTTGACATCAGTTGGTATATTAACTTCATTATCTGTAACTGGTAATATTACTGGTGGTAATGTGTTAGGTGGAGCCAACGTTAACGCCACAACTCACACAGGTACTACAGTGAGCGTCACTGGCACAGTGACCGGTGCCTCAGTAGTAGGTGGCGTGATCACTGGTAGCAGTGCTTCTGTAACTGGCACAGTGACCGGTGCTTCAGTAGTAGGTGGAGTAATGTCAGGTACTAGTTTGAGTACTTCGGGTACGGTAACTGGTGGCAATTTGGCCACAGGTGGTACAATTAGCGCAACTGGTAACATCACTGGTGGCAACATCAGTGCCACTAACTACACAGGTACTACAGTGAGCGTCACTGGCACAGTAACTGGTGCCTCAGTAGTAGGTGGCGTGATCACAGGTACTAGTTTGAGTACTTCTGGCAACGTTACTGCTGGTAACTTGAGTGTTGGTACTGGTATAGTAACTCTTGGCAGCATTGTTAACGCCAACGCCAACGGTGTAGGCAACATTGGTAGTGCTAGCTTATACTTCAACACTGTGTTTGCCAAAGCAACATCAGCACAATACGCTGACTTGGCAGAAAAGTATGAAGCAGACGCCGAGTATGCGCCAGGTACAGTGCTGGTATTTGGCGGCGACAAAGAAGTTACGCTGTCAACAGAAGCCAGTTCAACTCGTGTGGCAGGTGTTGTATCTACAAACCCAAGTTACATCATGAATGCCGCACTAGAAGCTGAACACGTGGCAATGGTGGCCCTGCAAGGTCGTGTACCATGTCAAGTAGTTGGCCCAGTACGCAAAGGTGACTTGATGGTGGCAGCCAGCAATGGTGCAGCTCAAGCCGATAATGCGGCTCGCGCAGGTACTATCATTGGCAAGGCTCTGGAAAACTTTGACGGTGCAGAAGGCACAATTGAAGTTGTAATTGGTCGAAACTAATCAGTTAATACTGCAAATTAAGAATAGGGCTTCGGCCCTATTCTTAATTAAAACAGGACTCAGAGTCCTGTTTTTTTGGCTAAATATTAGCAACAAGGCAAATACTACATGGGTTTAACTAGGATCACTGCTCAACAAATTTCTGACATTGACTACAAGCAAGCAGTCCGTGTAATCACACTCGGCAATATTACTCTAAGCGGTGGAGCTCCGGCCGCAGTTGACGGCGTTAGTTTATCTTTGGGAGACCGAATTTTAGTAGCCGGTCAAAACACTGGCAGTCAAAACGGGCTTTACTATGTAACAACTGTGGGCACAGGCAGCACAGGAACTTGGGCTAGATCCAAAGACGGTGATGTCACCGGTGAAATTTTGGCCGGCATGATTGTCATGGTCACCGAGGGCATCACTTATGCCGATACTCAGTGGAAACTTATTACTAATGATCCCATCATTGTCGGGACCACAGCATTAACTTTTACTCAAAATTCAGTATTTGCATTCGGCAACGTCTATGCTAACAGCACAGCAATATTAGCCACCACAGTTGGCGATTCACTGACATTAACTGCCGGTAACAACATTTCTATTACAGGAAACACCACGTCAAAATCAGTGACCATTAGTTCTACTGCCAGTGGTGGTAATTCAAATTCAATAACCAACGGCACCAGCAATGTTAGCATAACAAATTCTGGAGGAAACGTCACTGTGGGCGTTGGTGGAACTGATAACGTGGCTGTATTTGCCACAAATGGTGTGTATGTAACTGCCAACGTGTCAGCATTAAACTTCAATTCAGTATCTGCTGACCTAGCAGAAAACTACGTGGCCGATCAAGATTACCCAATTGGTACTTTATTGATGATTGGTGGCGCCAACGAAGTTAGAGATAGCCAACTTTATCATGATCCCAAAGTTGTGGGAACCGTCAGTGACAAGCCAGCATACATTATGAATAGCGGATTAACAGCCAAGCATGTTGTGACTGTTGCTCTATTGGGTCGGGTGCCGTGTCGAGTGGTTGGTACAATAGCTCGCGGCGATCTTCTTGCATCAAGCAACGTAGCTGGAGTAGCCACAGCACTAAACCCAGACTTTTGGGTGCCCGGATGTGTAATTGGCAAAGCATTGGATAAATACTCTGGCGATGAGCCAGGTGTGATAGAAATCATAGTAGGGAGATACTAATATGGAAGCAAAATTTCGTCAAGATTACGACGGCGAATACGTTTTAACAAAAACAATCATCAAGGGTGGGCAAAAATTGCCACAACGAGAGTGGATACCAAACCCTATTGTCAACCAACACATCAGTGGACGAGCCGCAGTAATTGGCAGCACCACCGACGAGCCGTTGTTTGACCATCGTGTACTTGCAAATCACCGTGGTGGGTTGTTTGGAAGCAAACGTTTACAAACCTACGGCACCGGGTCAGTTTGGAAAGACATGTCACTAAATTTTTATGTGAGTACTAACCGAGAGAACCTAGCTGAACTAAAAGCCAACAACTATCATAAAAATAACATTGTGTATTCTACTACTGGGGCAATATTTAAAAACCCCGGTGATTTTTACTTGGTTCCATTTGTGCCAGTGTTGGATGAGCTTGCCTTGGCAGTATACCTGGCAGCGTTTGACGGACACAAAGAAATCTTCTTATTTGGATACAACAACGACATTACTCCTGGTAGATCATCATGGCAAGCCGACGTCAACCAAATATTTAAAGCATATCCAGATGTGCAGTTTACATTAGTGGGAGTAAATGCGAATCAGCCCGAAGGATGGCGTGCAAACCCCAATGTAAAATCCATGACTCATCGAGATGCTATAAGTTATTGCGACATTTGATGTTGTATAACTGAAATTTTTTCCTGTACAACATCAAAGTTTACAGTGTTCCAAAGCCCAGGATGCATGGGCTTTGGGTACGAGTCTCCAGATATCCAAGCGTATCCAATATGTTCTTCGTTTAACACAGGTTGGAACTCGTTGGCAACACAGCAAAAAAATGTGTGGTATACAAAACCGTCATCAGGGCTGGTGAATTTTTCCAAGGGCACTAGGCTGATGTACTCAGGCATGCTGCCCAGTTCTTCATGACACTCACGGCTCATAGCATCCAACAAGCTTTCTCCGGCCTCAACTTTGCCACCAGGTAGACCCCATGTCATAGGGTGTCGAGTATCATTTCTCATAAGATACAAGTATCGTTGAGTTGACAAACTATAAAACCAAACACCCACTGCTATCACAAAACTAAACTCCACTCTCCACCTGGGTATAATCCTTCGTAGCTCTTGACCCATGTGGTACCAGTCCATCTATATTGCAGACCACTGGTGATATTAGTGACAAATTGTGTATTGTTGTCGTGTACTCCGGCTTCAAATGCCACGTCCCATCCAGCCGAAGTGTATTCAATAATGTCATTGCCACGGGCAACCAAGTTGCCCCATGCTACAGCTGGCGCAGGGTTATTGATGTCACCAATGGCATCAAGAATAAGATATCTTTGACCCAACACGGCAGTGGGCAAACCAACCCCGGGACCACTTAACAACGGATCAATTACAGCATTTACCGGTGACAGTGTGTTCTGCGGTATAGTATCGGCATCTACATCAAATAACAAAAACCGATCATCGGTGGGGTCAAATGCCACAGTACCAATAACTTCGTCCCCTTCGGGCGTTGATAGGCGTATTTGGCTAATGCCCGGACGCAATGTTCCGTACATGCCAACAATGGCTTGCCAGTATTCGTTGCTGGGCGGCGATACTGGCATAGATGTTCCGTCGACCCCAAGAACAATTGCACTGTTTTTCAAGGCCTGTAGCTTGTTGCCAATCAGCAATGCTTGATAACCATAAGGAGTGAACAGTTGTCTAGTGCCCAACAGCAGGTCGTTGTTGGTCAACGCATCGTTGGCATCGCCATCTGCATTGTAGATCGAAGTGATGATTCTTTCAATTACACCTAATTTTTTAACTTTGGCCGGGCTTGATATCCAAATTGGCAAGGTGAATCTCATGGTCATGATGTCTATGGGATCATCTGTGCCCACTGGGATGGAGCGACTGCTCCAAGTAGTTGACTCAAGTTCAACAACACTGAGACTGGTCCAATCAATGTAACTGTCGGTGCTTTGTACTTCCAATGCTGGGTTGAATAGTGTAGCAACCTGCTCAAACAATTGAAATTTTTGATTGGTGTTTGACGTCCAAAAGTCACAACTAATGGTCAACTTGTATGGAACCGGCATCAAGCGTTCTACTGTAAATGCGTTGCCCTGTGAAGTTTCGTAGGTGTCAGTTTCACTGTCATAAGTGCGTTGGCGCACATTGATTTTGCTGACAAAATATGGCTCCTGCATTCTGGGTCGATCGTAATCTAACCCAGCTATGTAAAAAGTAATAAGTGGAGTTGATGGCAGTGCACTTGCAGAGTTGTTCTGCATCACTGTGGCCACTTGACGTGTGGCATCGCCATACCTTACTGGAACACGTAACAGTGTTGGCGCTCCGTTGGCATCACGCCCATACTCTACTTGAAAGTTTGAAAAGATGCGTGTAAACTGTAACAGAAATCTACGTATCTGTTCATCGTAGAAGAAGGACTGCACTTAGACCACCTTTCCATAATATTTTAATCTTGCTTGACTCATTTTTTGTTTAGTCTCATTGTTATGTGTTTTGCCCTTCATAGCACCCCCATCTCGTCTTTTCCAACCACCAACATTAGTTGTAGCGTGTCGGAGTTTTTGTGCAGCCTTCATCTTCTCTATACTTTTTGGACTGTGTGTTTTATTACCACCTGCTTCTCGGTTATTGTACACAGTAATACCTTGAGTTCGATAACAGTTGAGCCAATGCTCTTCTTTAGAATTTAACTCATCAACAGATGTAGCAATGTCAACTATTTCCCACACAAATGATTTAGGTCCGTACTTCCTAATACTATCAAGCAAGTAACTTTTCTTACCACGCCGTGCATCGGCTAGATGTGCATACCAGCGCATTTTGGGATTTGATTGAACAGTTTGACCAATGTAGATTTTTCCGTTCACAGTATTTGTTATTGTATAAATGTGCATCCTTTATTTATGCGTCAAGGTAGAAAAATTGTTTAGCGTCCTGGCGGTCTTGGATTTGGCGGCTCAATATTGCCACCATCATCTCCATTGTCGGCCTTGGGTCTGAGTATTTCACTGAGACTTTGGCGACTAGGAATATTGCCCATGTCTGTTGATGGCACTGTGTATGTATTGTTAACAAAACTTGAGCGTAAAGTTTTGTTGGCTGGCCCATTGGTTAAATCAGTTCTCACATTG